ATATTCGTGACTCCTTCCCGGAAGCCATCGCAGTTTTTCCAGAGAGCGGTCAGTCCAAGACCGATGCCGCCAACGGCTGCCACTGCGATACCTGCAGGACCCGCCAGGCCAGCAAGTGCTGTGCCTGCGGATGCGAGGAAACCACCTGCGGAGCTTGCTACGCCTGCAAGAGCCGTACCCGCACCTGCCGCCAGACCAGATACGGCCGTGCCAACCGAGCCGAACAGTCCTGCGATTGCGGAGCCGGCAGAACCAGCAATTCCGCCCAATGTGGAACCCACACCAGACAGAAGCCCAGAAAGACTGCCGCCTAAGCCACCGATCTTCGTCACTACACCGGAAAGCAGCCCGCCCAGATTCGACAGGATTCCCCCACCGCTGGAGCTAAGGCTTCCCAGCTTCGAGATAATGCCAGTGATGCCTTCTCCGAGGCCGCCCATCTTGGAAGTCAACCCGGAGATCAGGTTGCCAAAGTTCGACACGATCTGACCGCCATCTGCACTGCCGATTTTCGACAGGAAACTGCCGATGTTGGACAGCAGGCCGCCGCCGTTCTCTGTGCCGAGAACATTGCCGAGGTTCTGCATCGTACTTCCAAGGTTTCCGATGGTGTTCTTCATGGAACCGAGCTTGTCCACAAGCCCCGTGACCGTATTGACCGTGTCACCGACCTTGCTGATGCCGTTGCCGAGGCTCTTTAAGAAATCCGAGTTGAAGGTATCGCCAAGGCTGCGGATCGCATTCCCAAGGGAACTGGTCTGAGAACTCAGCTCTCCGATGGATGTTTTCATATCCGCAAAGCCCTGCTTCACTTCATCGCTCATGCCGCCGACTGCGGTTTTGGTGATACCCTGCAGGTCAGTCCAGATCTGCTGGAACTGTGTTTTCAGACCGGAAAGCCCGGACATCAACTGTAATTGGATACCGCTGCCCACATCCCTTGCAGCACTACCGATACCGCTCTGACTTTTCTTGATCGTAGTAGCAAAACTGCCGACCACGGAATCCATCCAGTCGCCCAGAGAATCTACCGGGGTCGTGAGGTTGTTGCTCATAGACCCGGCAAGTCCCTGCACGGCTTTCACCACCGACTTGACATTTTTCTTAATGCCGGTCGCCAGCAGCTTCATGAAGTCGGGCATATAGGTATCTGCATCAGACAGAGGTCCTTCATCTGGTACAGAGAAATGCAGCAGGCTTCTGACTCTGCTTGCGACATTTTCTGCCGCTGCGATCACGGAACCGGCTGCTGCCCGGACACCTGACGCCATCTGGGAACAGATATCTGCACCCCAGCGGTATGCCGAAGAAGCAATCAAACCGAGCGAGTTAAAACTGCTCCTGATACTTGCAACACCAGAAGAAACCGTGCTGCGCAGGCTGGACATTGCCGAAGACACCGTGGACTTGATGCTGTTGAAGGCAGAGGTCGTGGTAGATTTCAGTGTGTTCCAGCCGCTTGTGACCGTACTGCGAACTGCGGATACAGAGGAAGTTGTAAGACTCTTGATGCTGTTCCATGCAGTCGTGATGACTGTTTTGATACCATTCCAGCTGGTATTCGTCAGGTTTTTCACCGCATTCCATGCGCTGGTCATGGACGTTTTTACAGAAGCGGTCGCAGAGGTGGTAAGGGATTTAATCCCGTTCCACGCTGTGGTAATGACCGTTTTAATTCCGTTCCAGCTGGTCGTTGTCAGCGACTTCACCGCATTCCATGCACTGGTCATGGACGTTTTCACTGCTGCTGTCGCAGAGGTCACATTGGATTTCACCGCCGAGAAGCTGTTCTGGATACTGGACTTGATGGTATTCCATGTGCTGGCGGTACTGGTCGTAATGGAACTCCATGCGGATCTCATCGCAGCACTTACACCTGCCGTTCCGGTTTTCACCGTCTGGCTGATGGCTGCCCAGCTCTTACTGTATGCCTGCTCCACACCCCTCATGGAGTTGGTGATGGAGGTAGACAGCGTGGTGGACAGGTTCTCCGCCGCCGCAGTCACAAGGCTGGTGTTGGTCGTGATACCGTTTGCCAGACCCTGCATGAAGTCCGGCATCCAGCTTTCCATATCTGCCAGAGGTCCTTCATCCGGCACAGAGAAGTGCAGGAAGGAACGGATACGGTCTGCCACTCCCGATACAGCACTTGCCACATCCTGAATCCTCGACTGGATACCGGACACAATGTTGCCGATCATGTCAGAGCCCCACGAGAACGCCTGTCCAGCCAGACCCTTGATAAAGGAAACTGCACTGTTAAAACCGTTCGTGATGGTGGTCTTAATACCGGAAATCGTAGAGGAAATCCCGGATTTCATCGAGTTAAAAGCTGTGGCCGCCGCGCTCTTAATGCTGTTACTGAGGGACGATACCGTGGATTTCATGGCATTCCAGCCGGAAGAAACTACCGATTTGATGCCATTTACCACACCGGAGATCTTGCTGCTAATGGCATTCCAGATGGAAGAAACCGTGGACTGAATCGCAGAAAGGACAGTCGAGATGACCGTTTTGATTGCATTCCATGCCGTACTCATCCGGGTCTGGATGCCAGTCAGCAGCGGAAACAGAAACGACACAATGGCGTTCCACACCGTCGTCACTGCAGTCTGGATCGCAGTCAGCACCGTGGAGATAGCTGTCTGAATCGCTGACCAAACTGTAGAGAAAGTCGTCTGCAATCCAGTCAGCATCGGAGTCACGAAGGCAACGATGGCGTTCCAGATGGAAGTGATCTTCGTCTGAATTGCGGTCAGTGCTGCGCCGATTAGGACCTGGATCGCCTGCCAGATGGTCTCAAACAGATATTTGAACGCATCCAGCAGAGGATTGATGGTGTTGTAAATGCCATTCCACACCGAAGTGATGGTCGTGCTGATGGTGTTCATGACCGTAGAGATCGCGGTCGAGATTGCCGTCCACACAGTTGTCACCGTGGCATGGATCGTATTCATCACAGAAGAAACTGCTGTGGAAATGGCAGTCCAGATGGTGCTGAAGGTCGTCTGGATACTCGTAAGGACGGTGGTGAAAAATCCAGACACTGCTGTAAATACAGTCGTTGCTACACTTTGGATAGCGGAAACTGTGTTTGAAAAGAAGCTGCTGATTCCACTCCACACAGTCTCGAAGAAGCTCTTGATACTGCCCCAGACCGTCTGCCAGTCCGTACCGAACAGCCCAAGGAACACATCCAGCGCACTCTTCAGAGCAGTAAGGGTCGTGGAGAAAATGGACTTCACGCCATCCCAGATACTGGAGAAGATACCCTTCACCGCTTCCCATGCGCCACTCCAGTTGCCGGAGAACACATTGGAAAAGACATCGAAAAGACCCAGTAAGGTATCCAGAACGACGCCTAGGATGGTGGCAATATTCTGGAACGCTCCCTCAAACAGCGGTGCAAGCACCTGACAGAAACCATCCCATACTGCCTTCAGTACCTCTGTGACATCCTTAAAGTCAAAGCCCAGTCCGTTGATCCGCTGTGTCAGCTGGTCGCAGAAGCCTTTCACTTTGGAAACAATGTCGTTCCAGATGCCGGTAATGGCAGTACGAAACTCCTCGTTGGTGTTCCAGAGGTTCATGAAGGCCGCCACCAGTGTACCGATGACCGCCACTACTGCTACAACCGGGCCGGACAGACCACCCAGAACCACACCCAGCTTGCTGAACACACCACTGGCACTGCCCACATGGGTGATGAGAAGCCGGACACCCTTTGCAAGAGAACTGAACCCCCGCATTGCTGTGCCGACGGTCGATATGGTCTTGCCCAGCACAATGAGCAGCGGACCAATGGATGCTGCCAGTAGCCCGATCTTAATGATCGTTTCCCTGGTGCTCTCATCCATGCTGTTGAGCTTGTCCACGAACTGTTGCACGGCAGATACGATCTTGCGGATGGTGGGCATCAGGATATCGCCAAAAGAAATAGCCAGCTCCTCCAGCTGAGATTTCAGGATGGTAAGCTGACCATTTAAATTGTCCTGCATGGTTTCTGCCATGCTCTCGGATGCGCCGTCACAGTTTTCAATGGCACCACGCAGTTTGTTGATGTCCGTCTCGCTGGAATTCATCAGGGCAAGGAAACCAGACATCGCATTCTTGCCGACCAGTGCCTCTGCATTGGATGCTTTTTCAGATTCGGTCAAGCCAGAGAATGCTACACGGCAGTCTGCGAGGATATCATTCAGGCTCCTCATGCTGCCATCTGCATTGCTGGTGGCAATCGTAACTTCACCGATGTTTTTACCGACAAAGGTCACTTCACCGGAAAGGTTATTCATGATGGTACGAAGGGAAGTACCCGCCTGTGAAGCCTTGATACCACTGTTTGCCATCAGACCGATGGCTTCTGCGGTATCCTCTGCCGAGAACCCAAGCGCACCGGCGATAGGTGCACAGTACTTGAACGTCTCGCCCATCAAGCTGACGTTGGTATTCGCATTGGATGAAGCGGCTGCAAGGATATCTGCAAAATGCCCGGAATCCGCCGCAGACAAACCGAAAGCTGTGAGGGCATCCGTGACGATATCCGAAGTCGTGGCGAGGTCTTCGCCCGAAGCGGCCGCAAGGTTCATGATGCCCTCGATGCCGTTCAGCATGTCCCCGGTTTTCCAACCGGCCATGGCCATGTATTCCATCGCCGAAGCTGCCTCAGATGCAGAGAACTTGGTCTTCGCACCCATCTCACGGGCTTTCGCACGGAGCTGGTCAAAATCATCCCCTGTTGCACCGGAAATGGCAGAAACCTTACTCATCTCGGAATCGAAATCGGCTGCGGTTTTTACTGCTGCCGTACCAAGACCCGTTACAGCGGCAGTCACCGGCAGGAACTTCTTACCGACATTCTCCACAGAAGATCCGATGTTCTGGAGCTTTTCTCCGGCTTCATCGATTTTGGCAAGAGTCGCATTGGTAGTAGCCGCCTGGTCCTGTAAGGATCGCAGATTCTGTTCGGTCTCCACAATCTCACGCTGGAGGGCATCGTACTGCTGCTGGGTGATCTCACCGTTGGCAAGCTGCTCATTGGCCTGCTGTGCGGCAGTCTTCAGAGTTGCCAGCTTTTCCTTGGTAGCTTCAATGGCATCCTTCAGCATCTTCTGCTTCTGGACGACCAGTTCTGTATTGGAAGGGTCCAGTTTCAGGAGTTTGTTGACATCCTTCAGTCCGGACTGCGTCCCCTTGATTGATTTGTTTACACTTTCCAGTGCTTTGGAGAGCTT